CATTGTGGGTAAGGATAAAACCTAAATCCCACCTTGTGACAGAATTAACCCAGAGTTAGAGGGGTAATGTAATCACATAGGAGTTGTATCCACTCTGACGATTATTAACCATAATTGAAGAGCACTATCATAACCGATAGATGTGAGGTATGGAGTAAACTAATCTAACCCGAAAATTATAGGTAATCGCAAGTCCTATATCCCCAATATGATTCCAAACATTTTAAAAGCCCCAACGATTTTTAGTTTCCACCTTTATATAGACTTAAAAATACAATGGGGCTTTTTTCTTTAAAAAAAGCAAAAAAAACTATGTTTTTACGAATTTATATGATACTTATTATTGTATCAAGGTTACTTGATTAACAAATGACAATTGAAATATAAAACAGGAGAATGAAAAATGGACTTAAATGCAATTCGCAAACGTCTCGGTCAATTACAGACCACAAACAATCGCACATCAAGCTTATGGAAACCACAACCAGGAAACCAACAGATTAGAATCGTGCCTTATCACTTCAATAAAGATAATCCTTTTATTGAATTATTCTTTCACTACAATTTGAACAATCGTTCTTATTTATCACCAATATCTTTTGGTAGACCAGACCCTATTGAAGAGTTTGCTCAAAAACTAAAAGCAAGTGGTAATAAAGAAGATTATCAATTATCTAAAAAACTTGAAGCAAAGATGAGAACCTTTGCACCAGTTATAGTTAGAGGTGAAGAATCACAAGGTGTGAAACTATGGGGATTCGGAAAGACAGTTTATCAAGAACTACTTTCTATAATCGCAGACCCTGATTATGGTGATATTAAACGGTCGTGATGTATCGGTTGAATTCATTTCAGCAGAAGAGAGTGGAGCAAGTTTCCCTAAAACAAACATTAGGGTTAAACCCAACCAAACACCAATTTCTGATGAACCATCAGTCTTAGAGTTAGTTAAAACTTCTCAGAAAGACATTACTGATATTTATCAAGAGCAATCATACGAGGAGTTAACAGGCATTCTAAACGCGTGGTTAAACCCGAATGATGAAGAAAAAGAAGAGAAAAGTGCACCAAGTACGGTAGCAACTTCCGATTTAGGAACTTCTAAAGTGAAAGACACTTCAGAAGCTTTTGATGAATTATTCAATTCATAAATAATAACACTATGGGGATTGAATTATTCAGTCCCCATCTTAACTATGGAGTAACAGAATGTCAGTAAATGATGTATTGGCTAAATCATTAGCCGACTCTTTAAATAAAAAATTTAAAGACACAAACAAGGTAGCATATTTCTTAGACGGAAGTGATACCACACCAACAGATATCAAGGAATTTATCTCAACGGGTAGTTCCACCTTAGACTTGGCTATAGCAAATAAGCCAAACGGGGGTATTGCAGTTGGAAGAATTACAGAAATCAATGGATTAGAATCAAGTGGTAAATCACTACTTGGTGCACACATCTTAGCAGAAACTCAAAAGAAAGACGGAATAGCAGTATATATAGATACTGAAACATCAGTCAGTCAAGAGTTTATGGAAGTCATTGGTATAGATTTAACTAAGATGTTATATTTACATTTAGAAACCGTAGAAGAAATCTTTGAAGCAATTGAAGAAATCGTAACCACCGTTAGAGAATCAGATAAAGATAGATTGGTAACAATTATGGTTGATTCACTTGCAGGAGCTTCTACTAAGGTAGAGATGGAAGCAGATTTTGACAAAGATGGTTGGGCAACTTCAAAGGCAATCATCATATCAAAAGCTATGAGAAAGATTACTCAAATGGTTGGTAGACAACGAGTAGCACTTGTGTTTACGAATCAATTAAGACAAAAACTCGGAGTAATGTTCGGAGACCCCTGGACAACATCAGGTGGAAAAGCACTACCATTTCACGCATCAACAAGAATCCGTTTGAAAAATCTTGGTCAAATCATGGATACTAAAAAGAATACTATTGGTATGAAATGTAGAGCACAGATTGTCAAGAATAGATTAGGGCCACCTTTGAGACACGCAGACTATGCTATGTATTTCGATAGAGGAATAGATAACTATGGTGGGTGGTTAACCGTGATGAAAGAGCATAACCTTATTAAAATAAGTGGTGCTTGGTATACATTAGTAGACCAGAACGGAGATGAACATAAATTCTTATCTAAAGATTGGGAAGAGTTAATTACCAAGAATGATGAATTGAGAGAGTATGTTTACCAACTCATTTGTGATAAAGTTATATTAAAATACAAAGGAAAACTTGGTATTGATGATGTAGAGTTCACAGATGAGGTAATTGGTGATTAATAANNNGCAAAATAGATAATGGAAAACCAAATGACTCGGTTTTATTGATTGACGGCATGAATCTATTCATACGAGTATTTTCAGCCATACCAACTACTAACGAGGACGGAGTTCACGTTGGTGGAATAGTTGGTTTTTTAAGGTCATTAGCGTTTTCTATAAATATGATTAGACCTACCCGAATAATCGTTGTGTTTGACGGTAAAGGTGGGTCTAACCGCCGTAGAAAAATATTCCCAGAATATAAAATGGGAAGAAAGATGTCATATCGTTTGAATAGAGCAAACGATTATCTGACTCGTAATGAAGAACAGCAAATGATGATACGACAATTGAATCGTGTCGTGGAATATTTAGAGTGTTTACCAATTACCATAATCAATATGGAAAATATTGAGGCAGATGATGTCATTGGATATTGTGCAAAACACATTTTCAAAAACAAAGAAACAACCATTTTATCAACCGATAAAGACTTTCTACAATTAGTTGACAACAACACAAAACTCTATTCACCTACAAAGAAAATAATGTATGATGAGGACAAAGTATTTGAAGAATATGGAATCCACCCGAAGAACTTTCTATTATACAGAATGTTTGACGGAGATAAATCAGACGGAATACCAGGTGTAAATGGTGTTGGTATGAAAACATTAACAAAGTTATTTCCATTTATGAAAACGGAACAGAAATATACATTAGATGATATAATGCGAAGTGCAAAAACACAAAAGAACACTATATGTGAACGAATTATGGAATCAAAAGATTTATTAGATATGAACAGAAGACTTATGGACTTAGATGATAGTATCATTACGGGTCAAACAAAACTCAAAGTAAAGGAAATAGCAGAAAGACCAATTCAACGATTGATTAAACACAAATTCCAAAAGATGTTCTTGGAAGATAAGTTATATCAGGCATTACCTAATCTAAATAGTTGGTTGGCAACAACATTTAATAGATTAAACTTTATGGCAGAGGATTCTCATAAGTAATGGGTAGAAAAAGAAAATATAATACCGAAAAGGAACGTAGAGACGCCCAAAGAAAGTGGCAAATGGAACATTATCTACGCAATAAAGAAGAAATTAAAGAAAAAGCACGACAAAGATATCGTGAACAGAAAAGAAAAGACATTTATGAAAAAAAAGTTAACGATTTGTATGGGGACATTGATATTTAATATAACAAGGTTATGAGCAAAAACGAATCACTAATACAATACGGAACATCATTCCAATCAAAAATCATATCATCATTATTGGTAAACAATAAGTTTATCAAAACCGTATATGATATCTTAGAAGTTAGTTACTTTGATAGTGACGCTAATAAATTCCTAATCACAGAAATCAGAAGATATTTTGACAAGTATAAAACACCACCAACAATGGAAGCATTGAAAGTGGAGATTGATGACTTGGATAGTGATATAATGAAAACAGCAATTGTAGATAGTTTAAGAAATGCTTGGAACTTCAGAGAAAGTCCAGACTTGGAATTCGTTCAAGAAAAAACATTAGAGTTTTGTAAAAATCAAGTTATCAAGAGTGCAATTATGCAATCAGTTGAGTTATTAGATACACAAAAGTATGATGAAATCAAAGGTGTAATTGACAACGCAATGAAAGCAGGTGTCGAAAGAGATATTGGACACGAATATATGACTGGCTTTGAAGAACGAATGAGTTCATCAACAAGAGAAACCGTAGCAACCAAATGGGATAGTATAAATGACTTAATGGAAGGTGGATTAGCAGGTGGAGAACTCGGAGTAATCGTAGCACCAGCAGGTATTGGTAAATCTTGGACACTACAAGCAATCGGAGCAGACGCAGTTGCCAAAGGTAAAACCATAATCCATTATACATTAGAGTTAAATGCAGAATATGTCGGATTACGATATGATTGTATTGTTAGTGGACAACCTACTGGCAATTTACAATATTATAAAGAAGAAGTTTTAGCTAAAATAAATAAATTAAAGGGTAATTTGATTATCAAATATTATCCAACGAGAAGTGCAAGTGTCGCAACATTAACTGCACACTTACAACAATGTGAATTACAAGGTATAAAACCAGATATGGTTATTGTGGATTATGCAGATATTATGAAGTCTACGGTCAATTTCAAAGAAAAAAGACACTCTATTGGACACGTTTATGAAGAACTAAGAGGTATGGCAGGAGAATTCGATATACCGATATGGACAGCTTCACAAGCAAATCGTTCATCATTAGAGGAAGATATTATTGACGCATCAAAAGTATCGGAAGATTACAGCAAAATTATGACTGCAGACTTTGTAATGAGTATGAGTAGAAAAGTAGAGGATAAAATAGCTAACACAGGTAGATTCCACGTCATTAAAAATAGATTTGGACCAGACGGACTTACATTTCCAGCAACCATTAATACCAACACCGGGTATATTCAAATCTACGAGGCAAGCAGTCAACTGGGTATAAAAACACAAGGCAAAATGAACAACGCAGAAGAGTATATGCGTAAGACATTAGCTCAGAAAAAGAAAGATTTCGACTCGGAAGGGTTTGAATAAAACTTCAAAGAATTTCTTTCTAAAACTTCAAAGAATTTAAAATAAATTGGATTGTTACCAATATATATTATACTTATAATAGAGAAAAGAAAAGACTAAACTAGGAGAGTTATAAGTGAAATTTAAGTTATCAGAAAACTTCATCAGCAAGTATAAAAGGAAAAAAGCACCATTTGGTTTTAACGGGTTAGGCGAATTAGTCTATATGAGAACCTATTCAAGAATTAAAGAAGATGGAAAGAACGAACGTTGGTGGGAAACCGTTCAACGAGTCGTTGAGGGAACTTATTCTATGCAAATGAACCATATTGAATCACATCAATTAGGTTGGAATCCCTGGCAAGCACAGAAATCTGCACAAGATATGTATGATAGAATGTTCACTATGAAATTCCTACCACCTGGTCGTGGTTTATGGGCTATGGGAACAGCAATCACAGAAGAAAAGGGATTGTATGCAGCACTAAACAATTGTGCATTTGTATCTACGAAAACACTTAAAGAAGATTACGCAAAACCATTTTGTTTCTTAATGGACGCATCAATGTTAGGAGTTGGAGTAGGATTTGATACTAAAGGAGCGGGGGAAGTTTTTGTCAAAGAAATTGATGAGAAACGAGATTCAGTTACATTTGAAATACCAGATACTCGTGAGGGTTGGGTAGATTCACTTAGACTTTTATTAGAAAGTTATTTTCACGGAACTGCACCAGTAAAGTTTGATTATTCATTAGTTAGACCAGCAGGAGAGCCAATCAAGGGCTTTGGTGGTGTTTCAAGTGGACACGAACCATTAGAAGAAGTCCACGAAGATATCAGAAAAGTATTAGAGGGTAATGCAGGAAATCCAATTACAATAACAACAATCGTAGATATAATGAATCTGATTGGTAAATGTGTTGTAGCAGGTAATGTTAGACGAACAGCAGAAATTGTGTTCGGTGACTCTGATTCAGATGAATACTTAGATTTAAAGAATTATAAAGTAAATCCACATAGAGACCAATATGGTTGGACTTCAAACAATTCAGTATTTGCAGAACTCGGTATGGATTATACCGAAATAGCAAAAAGAATTGTAGATAATGGAGAACCTGGTTTCGCGTGGTTAGAGAATATGAGACATTATTCCAGAATGAAAAATGGTGGTGATAACAAAGACCACAGAGCAATGGGTGGTAATCCTTGTTTAGAACAAACATTGGAATCATATGAGTTATGTTGTTTAGTGGAAACATTTCCAGACAACCACGATTCATTTGAGGACTATCAAAGAACATTAAAATATGCTTATTTGTATGCAAAAACCGTGACATTAGGAAGAACACATTGGTCAGATACCAATCGTGTTATGTTGAGAAACAGACGAATAGGTTGTTCAGTAAGTGGTGTCGCACAATTCATAACTAATCGTGGTTTAGATACTTTAAAGAATTGGTTAGAAGATGGATATGATACAATACAAGAGTGGGATAAGATGTATAGTGATTGGTTCGCAGTTCCAAGAAGTATTAAAACAACATCAGTAAAACCAAGTGGTACGGTTTCTCTATTAGCAGGAGCAACACCTGGTTTACATTATCCAGAATCAAGATTCTATACAAGAAGAATTAGAATATCAGTTAATTCAGAACTAATAGAACCATTAAATAAAGCAGGTTACACTATAGAGCCAGCATTTGGTTCTGAAGATTCAACATTAGTGGTAGAAGTTCCAGTAGATGTCGGAGAAGGTATAAGAACTGCAAAAGATTTATCAATATGGGAGCAATTTAGTTTGGCTGCATTTATGCAAAGACATTGGGCAGATAACCAAGTTAGTTGTACTGCAACATTTGACCCTGAATCAGAAGGTCAAGAGATACCGCATGTATTGAATTATTATCAATATCATTTAAAAGGTATATCGTTACTACCAAGACACGATTGGGGAGCATATCCACAAATGCCTTATGAAGCTATTGATGAAAAGGAATATAATAAGCAAGTTAAGAAACTTGGTAAATTATCATTTGGTGTGATTAAGAACGAAGAAGCAGAAATCGACAAATTTTGTAATTCTGACCAATGTGAGATAGAATACCTTGGTGATGAACCTAAAGCATAATATTTTGTAATAATGTCAGTTAAGAGATACTTTTATTTAATTTATTGATATTTATTAGTATGAAAGAAAAGAAGTATT